AGACAATCAAGATGGCTATGGAGTCGGTTGGCCGATCTGAGGCCGCCTTCCGCCAATGGACCCTTACTGAGCCAAGTTTTAAAGAACAGGCTGACAAGGCTAGGCTAGAAGCCAAGGGCGTCAAGACTGACTTAGCCGAACTTAAGGATATTTCTTTTGAGGACTTCTCCAAGGAGTTTCTAGATACCTCACTTTTTGACCACCACCTTGACTGGGTGGATCTGGTAGAGGGTAGGGAGCCTAGGTGGATACACCCATCTATGACCTACGAACCAGGTGCCTCTAACCGTGTACTTATCAACGTACCACCTGAGCACGCAAAGTCAACTGTTATTACAATCAACTACGTTACCTACCGCCTTGCGGTAGATCCTAACGTCAGAATCATTATAGTTTCAAAAACCCAGGGTATGGCTCGTAAGTTCCTTTCAGCCATCAAGACTAGACTTAGTCATCCTAACTGGACTAAACTGCAAGTGGCCTTCGGCCCGCAGGGTGGATACAAGGCAGACTCCAATACTTGGTCTGCTGATATGATCTACCTAGGTTCCGGTAGAGACTCTGGAGAAAAAGACCCAACTGTTCAAGCATTAGGATTTGGATCTCAGATCTATGGAGCACGTGCAGATCTGATTATCCTTGACGATGTGGTGATGAATGCAAATGCCCACGAGTGGGAGAAGCAAATTGAATGGCTTCAAAAAGAAGTCATCACCCGTTTGGGTCGACACGGAAAACTACTTATTGTAGGAACCCGTGTCGCACCTATTGATCTTTATAAGATGATGAGAGATCCTGCCCAATGGACTGGTGGCAAATCTCCATTCACTTACTTTAGCCAACCTGCTGTATTAGAATTTGATGAGAAGCCTGCTAATTGGAAAACCTTATGGCCAAAGACAGACAGGCCTGAAGGGGAACAAGATGAAGCAGACAAAAATGGATTATACACAAAGTGGGATGGACCCTCGTTATTTACTAGACGGTCTGAAGTTGCTCCCTCAGTATGGGCGCTGGTCTACCAGCAAGAAGATGTTATGGAAGACTCGATCTTCTCGCCAACTGTTGTCGCTGGATGTGTCAACGGTATGCGAAAGAGAGGACCACTTAAGGCTGGAGTCCCAGGCCATCCAAAACACATTGATGGCTCTTATACCGTTATCGGCCTCGACCCCGCTATGGCAGGGGCAACAGGAGCAGTAGTAGTTACATACAATCGTTCTGATGGCAAGATCTATGTTTTAGATTGCGTCAATATGACAGATACTACTCCACAAAGAATTAGAGATCTCATAGAAGAATGGGTTATCAAATATAAACCCCAAGAGATCCGAATTGAAATTAACGCCCACCAGAAGGCTTACGCCTTAGATGATGATCTACGCAACTGGTTGGCGGCTCACGGCTGTACCCTCAACTCTCACTTCACAGGTAAGAACAAATGGGATACAGGATTTGGTGTAGCCTCTATGGCATCACTGTTCGGGACGGTAAGAGATTCTCGTTTCCAAGATAATAATCTAATTGAACTTCCTTCTAATGAAGGCTCTGAGGGCTTGAAGTCCTTAGTACAGCAATTAATTACTTGGAAACCTGATACTAAAAACCCAACTGATACTGTGATGGCACTATGGTTTGCCGTCATTAAAGTCCGTGAACTTATGCAGCAATCATCATATGCTACCAAGTTTGCTCACAATCGCTGGGCGACTAGGGCTCAAAAAGATAAAAGATACGGAATCAATTTAGACGAGGCCTTTGCAGAGCAATGGTCTGAAACCTACGGATAGGAAACACTATGGCACTTCCATTAATTGCAGCAGGTATTGCTGCTAGAGCAGTAGCAAAGAAACTTGCATCAAGAGCAGCAGGTGGTATCACTGGCGCTGGTGCAAAGCAAGTAAACCCAGTATACCGTAATACAGGTACTGGCTCAGTTAAAGTTGTGAATATTAAACAAGAAGCAAAAGAGTTAAGTAAATTTACTGGTGAAAAAATAAGCAAAAAAACATATAAAAATATTGTGAATGACGGCAACACTATGGCAACAAAAATGAACAAGTCCGGCCAGTCTGCAAAGGATGTTGCACGATGGCGAGAAGGTCAAAATTTACAAGGAATACTATCTGGCAAAACAGGTAACCCAAAAGTTATTAAGATTAATAGCGCTATAAAGCGTAGCAAGTAATTTAATTTTCTATCGTTAGGATATAAATGGCTTTATCAATAGACCAGATTGCATCACGGGTTGATTCACTTCAATACCGTGCTTCAGAACGCGATGCTCGCGCAGGCGACGTCCTTGCTGTGCGTCAAGGTAAAATCTCTGAAGTTTATCCTGACTTTTTCCCAGAAGGTGTAGACACAAATGTCGTGGCAAATTTTATTGATATCGTTGCCAGGGATCTTTCAGAGGTTATGGCACCACTTCCAGCGGTTAACTGCTCATCCGCTAACCAGGTCAATGATCGTGCTCGTAGGTTTGCTGATAATCGTACCCGTATTGCTTCTAATTATTTTAATCATTCCGACTTACAAGTTTCTATGTACACAGGGGCGGACCACTACATAACATACGGATTCCTGCCATTCGTAATTGAATTGGACCAGGAAGCAAAACTGCCTCGCATCCGCCTAGAAAACCCAAGGATGGCTTATCCTGAATTTGATCGCTATGGACGATGCATTGCATTTGCAAAGCGATACACACTTACACTTGGTGAGTTAGTAGCACAGTTCCCAGAGTATGAAAGCCAGTTACTTGGCCCATCTGGATTCAAACAAGATATCAATAACTTAGTTGAAATTATCCGCTACTACGACAAAGACCAATCTGTTGTATATATCCCATCTAGACAAAATCTAGTTCTATCTCAAGCACGCAACCCTCTTGGTAAGATGATGGTTATTGTTGCTAAGCGTCCAACCATTGATGGTGAAATGCGTGGACAGTTTGATGATGTACTAGGAATTCAATTACTTCGTAACCGATTTGCTATGTTGGCTATGGAGGCTGCAGAGAAATCTGTACAAGCCCCTATCGTACTTCCACAAGATGTACAAGAGTTGCAACTTGGTGGAGATGCGGTTATCCGTACAGCAAATCCTGCAGGTGTACGTCGTGTAGAACTTACTCTACCACAAGGTGCATTTACAGAACAACAATTATTAAATCAAGAATTACGCGTCGGTGCACGTTATCCAGAGGGACGTACTGGTAACATCGACGCATCTATTGTCACTGGCCAAGGCGTGCAGGCTCTTATGGGAGCATTTGATACCCAGGTCAAATCAGCACAAGCAATCTTTGCTACAGCACTTCGTGATGTTATCAGCCTTTGCTTTGAAGTTGATGAGATGTTCTTTGATGAAGTTAAAACAATTCGCGGTGTAGACGCTGGTTCTCCATACGCATTAGAGTATAAGCCAAGTAAAGACATTAAGAAAGATTACTCTGCTGATGTTCGTTACGGAATGCTTGCTGGTCTTAATCCAGCACAAGGTCTTATCTTTATGCTACAGGCTCTTGGAGGCAAGTTAATCTCCAAGGATATGGCAATGAGAGAGTTACCATTCAATGTTAACGTTACACAAGAGCAAGAGAAAATTGAAGTTGAAGATATGCGTAATGCTCTTATCGGTTCACTTCAGGCTTACACACAAGCAATTCCGCAGATGGCTGCTGCTGGACAAGATCCTTCAGACATTGTTAGAAAGATTGCTGATGTCATTAAATCACGTCAAAAGGGACAAGCAATAGAGGATGCAATCGAAGAAATATTCGCGCCTCAAGCGCAACAAGTTCCTCCTGCTGGCGCACCTTCTCAGGTTGAGCAAACGTCCCCTGCTCCCGCTGCTGCCCCGGCAGGAGGTCCTACACCTGAACAAGGTATGACGGAACTACCACCGGCAGAAGTCGCACCAGATATTCAAAGTCTTTTATCCAGCCTAACATCAGGTGGAGAAGCAAACGCAAGCGTAAGAACTATTCGACGACGATAATTAAGTAGGGGACAATGACAACAATTATTGGATTAGAACATAAAGATCGCTGCTTTATAGTTGCGGACAGCCAAACTACTGATGCTGATGGCAGAATATATTCTCACCCTGAGGTTAAAAAGATTTCCGAGAATGGTTCATTCTTAATTGCTGGATCTGGCGAAACATTAGCCTGTGATATAGCACAACATATTTGGGAGCCACCAACTCCTACTAAGCAAGACAAAGAAGATTTATATCATTTTATGATTGTAAAGGCTATGCCATCTCTGCGTAAATGTATGACAGAAAATGGTTATAACTTTGAAGAAGACACAAAAGAATCTCGCTTTCAGTTTATAATGGCTGTAGGTGGGGAAATATTTGACATTGACCAAGAGTTGTCAATAAGCAAATCTGCAGATGGAGTATATGCTGCAGGCTCAGGTGCAAACTACGCACTAGGCGCTCTATATGCTGGAGCAGATGCATACGAAGCAATGGAAATTGCGTCTAAACTTACAGCATTTACAGCAGGTCCATATATATCAAAAGAACAACCTAGAAAAATTAAGTAGGAGGAACTATGGCAGAGAACAGAGGCGGTTATCGTCCAACTGCACCACAGAATAATCCTGCAAATATCTCAGCAACTGGTGGAGCGGGACAATCAGGAACACAACCTGCACGTTATATGTCT